ATTATTACTTAATTCCAAAGAACATTCTTTTAAACCAATAACGTTCAAACACACGATATCCATCTCTAACATCATTACCATTATTCCAGCAACGGCCGGTATAAAGGATGTGATATTGATAGATAATCATTCGTAAAGACACTATACTAAGAAGGTCTTTGATATTGAATTCTTTGCACAGTGCTAAACAGAATGCTAAGAATGTAGATGTCGAATGACGAAGTTCAGTCAAACCTTTAGGTTTGTCGTAAGCCCATACTTTGTCACCAACAGGTTTAATCATTCTTAGTTCGTGTAAATCCATCATCTTTGCAAGATAATCATAATAAATGGCATTAATCATTAATACGATTTCGTATTTTTTGTGTTTCCTAATAAATTCAAAATCTTTGTGTGTTCTAATTAACTGCCTAAAAGTGTTGACTTTATTGTGTAGCCCAGACTTTCTTGGCAGTTGATATTGAACTTTGTCAGATTCAATAAAACTTATAACTTTCTCTTCTTCTGTTGTCATTTTATGCTACTCCTATTGCTTGTTCTTCCAAGTCATCATTCATAAAGTTGTATTCGGTACTACCGATGAATGAACGATATGTGTTTTCATCAGACATCTCATCTGTAAATTCAACAAGTTTATCATAACCATACGTCGGAATGTATTCGAACCAATCCTGAGGTTTGATCAAATCCATAATCCTATCTTGTAAATCATTAGATGATGTCATATCAATGATATTTGCAGGTTTAATAGAAAGTTCATGACCCTTAGGCGGTGTCTTAGGTTTATCACGAATATCTATAACTCCACGCTGGCCAGTATCACTATTTGATGTTTGTTCGACAGATGTACCAGGAACACTCTTGTAATACAAAGGTTCTGGCAAATATAAGTCGTCATCGATAATAATACCATTTTTAATTTCCATTACGAAATATGTAATACCGAAGTTTTGTTTTCGACATTTATTTCGTTTACAAGTTAAGAATCTTCGTCCTTCATGTTCTTCGATATCGATGAACATTGACCAAGATACCGCTTGTTCAATACCAATAGATTCACTAATGTATTCATTTGTGATTTGTGAAACCGCATTGGATTCACCTTGCATCTTAAGATTTGTTAATACTGCACCACCGGATCTGTTCAACTGGTGAGCTGTTATAACTGGAATGTTTTGATTTTTCGCCAAACTCAACAAATCATCAGCAATGTGCTTTAACTGAATTCGGTTATCGATATTCATATCTTCTGCACGAGGTTTAAGCAAACCGATATAGTCAATGATTGTTGCTATAACGTCATATCCTTCTTCATCAAGAAGTTCTATGACTCGGTCTATATCATCGACAGACATTGAACGAGAATCGACGTGCAATAATGAAATGTCTATAGGGTTCTTGTCTTTATCAGCGTCAAATGTGTGTTCCCATGTTGAGAACAATTCTTCTTTTGATGTGCACTTTGTAATGTCTTTATGAACTACTGTTTTGAACAAACGTTCGTTATCTTCATCAAAATCATTTTCTGCTTCGATGAATAAGATAGTCGGAATCTTTCCAGTTTGTTTATATCTTTCTATTACATTCGCAGCATTGTATTCTTTTATCATACGAGCAAGATGCAACAACAATGCCGATTTGAATGAGTTAGTATTCGCATAATACATATAAACATTCTTGTTTTGAAAACCACCTCTTGGACCTAAAGCTGAGTTCATTGCAACCCAACCAGTTTGTAACGCAGAAGCAGGATTATTCAAAGCATTAAATGTTTCAAACAAGAAATCATAGAATGATGGATCTGATGTATGTGCAACCTGATTCATATCAGTTGCAGAATTGTCTGTCGACCTGAAGAAATTCATAATCGACGTCAATAGTTCCCTATATTTTCCGAGAATCGTTGGGAAGTCTTTATATGAGCAAGTTGTTAATTCTGTTGTTAAATCATACAACTCATCTTTTGAATCTAAAATATATGCGTTCTTTAAATTTTGATCCAATGATTCTGAAACATATGCAAGTTCAGTTTCTACAGAATCATTCTTCGATACTTGGATTTGAGGTATAATTAAATTATTTTTAACTTCTTCATATTCTTCATCCTGTAATAGAAGATTAACATTGAAGATGATGTCTTCTAGTTTCAAACTAGAACCGAGTTTCATTTTACTTTCAAGCAATGAATCGCAAACAATAAGCATTGCTTCAATGTGATTATCTGTATAATAATCACGGTCAATGACGTCCAAGAAACGTTTAATGTTTATAAGTTGACGTCTCATTATAGTTGCATCGGATGCGAGTATTTTAATAATACTCAATAGAAAACGTTCAGATACGAGATAAGATCTATATTTCTTTTTGAATTTCCTTTTTAGATTGCTATTGTAATCAGATTGTTGTCCCATGGGTCCTAAATTCATACCATTAATCCAAG